ATTAGGGTTTAGAGAACTTTCACATGATATATACAGAAAATGGTATGTTGATGGGAGACTCTATTATCATAAAATGGTAGACTCACAGAATACTAAAGCAGGTATTCAAGGGTTGAGAGCTATTGACCCTCAAAAGATTCGTAAGATTCGTGAGGTTGATAAGAAAAAGGATGAGAAGACTGGTGTTGAAATAGTTAAGAAGGTGAATGAGTACTTTATGTTCAATGACCAAGGTTTTGATAAATCTGGTAATAACACAGGTCAGACAGTAAAAATTGCATCTGACGCTGTAACTCATGTAACTTCAGGTTTGATGGATTACAATCAGAAAGTTGTAGTTGGTTATTTACATAAGGCTATGAAGTCTGTAAACCAACTAAGAATGTTGGAAGACGCACTTGTTATTTACAGAATATCAAGAGCTCCTGAAAGGAGAATCTTCTACATTGATGTCGGTAACTTACCGAAAGCGAGAGCTGAACAGTACTTAAAAGAAGTACAGACTAGTTATCGTAACAAGTTAGTATATAATGCTGACACAGGTGAAGTTAAAGACGATAGAAAGCATATGAACATGCTTGAAGATTTTTGGTTACCTCGTAGAGAAGGTGGCCGAGGAACCGAGATTAGTACACTACCAGGTGGACAAAATCTAGGTGAGATTGAAGATATTTTATATTTTCAAAAGAAATTGTACAAGTCTCTTAATGTACCAATTTCTAGATTAGAGACAGAAACTGCGTTCGCAATTGGTAGAGCGACAGAGATATCAAGAGATGAAGTGAAGTTTTCACGATTCATTGATAGACTTAGAGTTAAATTCGCTAGGGTATTTGATGATATTCTAAAGACTCAACTGATACTTAAAAATATAGTAACAGAAGAGGATTGGAAGAAATCAAAAGAGTATATAAGTTATGACTTTCAAAAAGATGGCCATTTCGTAGAACTCAAAGAAGCTGAAATATTGAGAGAAAGAATCAATACTTTAGAACAAATGGATCAGTTCGTAGGAAAATACTATTCTGAACAATGGATAAGAAAAAATGTTCTTAGACAGTCAGAAGCAGAGATTGCAGATATCAATAAAGAGATTGAAGCAGCTGCACCTGAAGAAGGTGAAGAAGACGAATATGGCGACGAAGAATATTAATTTAGGAGATTATGAAAATGGTAGAAAAAACTAGAAACCTTGTAGATCAGATAGTAGACGGCGAGAATGTCGAAGCTGGCGAAAACTTTAAAAGTGTAATGCAAGACAAACAACTAGATGCTATTGATTTGAAACGAGTTGAAATGCAACTCGATTGGATGAACAACAACCCACAAAACGAGGAATAAAAATGTCAAATTGGACAAAACCCGGTCAGGCTTTTAATGGTCTAGACAAAAAACTAGAGACTATATCTGAACAACAGGTCGTGTCTTATTTCGATAACCTTATGGAACAAGATGAAGAACAGCTTGTTGAATTACTTCAGAAAATCAAAGGTAAAATCCAAAATTTTAAAGATAAAAGAGATTTTAAAAAGAGAGCCTCTGAATTAGCTAAGCATCATAGTGACTCAAGTGCTGGCCATGACAAAAGTAAAGCTCATCATGACGATCATCATCAAGCTCATTTTAAAACTAGTGTTGCGATGAAGAACCACAAGCATCCTGAGAGTGCTGCCTCTAGTAGTTCTCACAAACATGCGGAAAGTGAACATAAGATGGCCAGTAGGAACCATGATCTAGCAAAGGGAGCCCATGACTTAGCTAAAAAGGCTGCTGAAAAAGGTGATCACGAAGCTTATAAAAAGCATAGTCAGGCTGCGAAGAATCATACAGAAAGAGCAAACCATAAAACTAAGAGGGCCGCCACTTCAAGTAATGGTGCTGAAGAAAGAAGTCAACACGCTGATACTGGAGATAGAGATATGTATAACCATATTTCTAAAAAACATGGTGGTAACAAGTAATGAACTACTCAAAAGAACTTTTTCTTGAAAGTTTAGTAGCTGTTATATCAGAAGGAACTTTAGTCATGACGGAAGGTCCTAACGATTATATAATGTTACAAGACATGGAAAAGAAAGTTTATCAAAAGATGAAAAAAGCTTTGAAAAAGAACGCGCCGGGAATTAAAAGTCTTGAATATCAAGAACCAGGTGAACCTCTATATGGTGGATACGGTGGTATTGCTGTAAATTGGAAAAATAAAACTCAAGCTATGAAATCTATAGAAGCTGCTATGAAAATAGCTAAAGTCAAAGAACTTGATGATATTGATATTAGACGAAACCCAGGTATATAAATATTAAGATGAAAACATTCAATCAATATATTACAGAAGAAAAAATGGGATTGCCTACAATGGCTATTAAACCTATAATGAAAGATATTGAAAAACTGATGAAAAAACACGATGCCTATGTTAGTGATAAGAATAAAGATGTTACAACAATTTCTTCACCTAAACCTATGAAAAGTGGGTTTACTAAAGATTTAGAGAAACTATTAAAAATCAAAGGGGTAAATTTGATGAATTATCAGAAATGAAAACATTTGTAGAACTAAGAACACAGTTAGACGAGATTAACTTTGGACAAGATCATAAGAAGAATCACATTTCTTCTACTAAGATTAAGAATACTGAAATTATGTATCATGCCGAAAAACAAGGTTCTAAAAAAGTTCGTGTCTTCGTTAAACCAAAATCAGCTAAAGAGAATGAGGAGTTGGGTGTATTTAAAGATATGGCTACAGCTAAGAAGTCCGCTGAACAGTTTGTTAAACTTATGGGTGAAGACATTGACGAAGGTGTCAGTCTTTGGAAAGAGTTTAGAATTAAAGCTGAATCATCAATCATCAAAGAAGATGATTCACTTCAAGAAGAAGTTATTGTCTACAAAGTTAAAGGTATACAAAAACCAGAGATGGATAGATTTAATTCAGCTGGTAGAATGATGGGTTTAAAAGTATCATTTCAGAAGAAAGGTAGTGATACAATGGTAACAATGACAGGGACTAAAAAGAAACTAAGAGACTTTGATTCAGTCGCAAGAGGTAAATCCTCATACGGTGATGCGTCAGCGGTACAACATTTTGACGAGAAATAAGAGGTAAATATGAGTTGGACAATACCGGGACAAGGTTACATAAATTTAATTGAAACATCTCAACTTGAGAAAGAACTCAAGAAATTAAAAAGAGATGATGAAATAGCACAGATGGATATTGTTTTTTCAGATGATCAAGAAGCCAAAAAGATGTTCAATCTAGCTAAAACTTTAACAAAAAGAGCTGGTGGTGGGACTGAAGCTAAGTATTATAAACACCCTAAATATGGATCGATTGTTTCTATTGGTCACCAGGGTGACTATGATGTTGCAGGTGAATACATAGAAATGAATAAAGTAGCGATGGATATTGCTAAAAAAACAAAAGACAAAACAGCTCGAGCTCAAGATGTAGAATTAGACTTTGATACTGATTCAGCACAAGATAGTTTAGCATATAAAGCAAAGTAAGAGGTAAATATGAAATTAATATCAGAAAATTGGTCAGACGAAGTAAATTATCTCGTTGAAGAAGACCCAAAGACAGGTAAAAAACACGCTTTTATCGAGGGTGTGATGCTTCAAACAGAAGTAAAAAACAAAAACGGTCGTATATACCCGAAAGAAGTAATGCAAAAAGAAGTAGCTCGTTATAACAAAGAATATGTTGAACAAAATAGAGCATATGGGGAGTTAGGTCACCCAGAAGGACCAACAATTAATTTAGAGAGAACATCTCATCTAATAACAAGTTTAAAAGAAGATGGAAATAATTTCATCGGTAAAGCAAAAATTTTATCAACCCCTATGGGAGAAATAGTTAGGAACCTTCTAGATGACGGCGCCAGACTAGGAGTATCTAGTAGAGGTATGGGTTCACTTAAAGCATCTAATGCTAATGGTGGTGTCCAAATGGTACAATCAGATTTTCAGCTAGCAACCGCTGCTGATATAGTAGCAGATCCGTCTGCTCCTGATGCCTTCGTAGATGGTGTCATGGAAGGAGTAGAATGGGTTTGGGATAATGGAGTGATTAAAGCTAAGAGAATTGAAGAATATAAACATGAAATTCAAAGAGCTAAAACACATAAGTTGCAGGAAGTTAAATTAAATGTATTTAATGACTTTCTGAAAAATTTATAATATATAAATACTAGTTAAACAGTTTAATATATATTTAAAAAAAGGAGTATTCTAATGTCAAGTTTAGAAAACACAATAGAAGATGTAATAGCTGAGGCGACATTGCCTAAAGCTAAAGCGGGCGCTGTTAAGCCAGACGATAAGGCACCTGAACACGATGCAAAAGCAGCTGAAAAAGCTGGTGATGCAACTAAGAAAGCTAAAGCACCAGGTGGTGACAAAGCTTCTATGAAAGGTGGTGAAGTCAAAGATGGCAAAACAAAAGTAGAGAAGGGTAAAGCAGTTAATTTCGAAGATGTAGATTCAGATGAAGATACAATCGAAGAAACTCCTGGCGCCATGGAATCTAAGTCAAGCATGCTAAAAGCAATGGTTGCTAAGATGAAAAAGATGGACATGCCAGAACTTAAAGCATCATATAATATGCTGCAGAAAGAAACACCCGGAATGGATTCAGACGAAGATGGCGATGAAGACGAACAAGTCGAGTCACTAAGTCGTAACGCACTTATCAGAAGTGTTGTTGAAGGTCTTAAAGACCAATCAATCGAGGAAGTACAATCTTTCTTAGAAGCAATATCAATCGAAGAAGGTGAATTACCAGACGCATTGAAAAAAGCTATAGCCAAGAAGAAAGGTAAAGATAGTGAAGATATGGAAGAAATGGGTGACGAAGACGAAGACGAAGATGACAAAGATGTCAAAAAAGAGTCTTACGATATCGACATGACAGACGACATTGAAGCTCTTGTTTCTGATGAAGATTTATCAGAAGATTTCAAATCTAAAGCTAGAACTATTTTCGAAGGTGCAGTAGCAGCTAAAGTTAAAGAAATTACAGTTGAAAAAGAAGCACAGTTAGAAGAAGAACTAAACACTAAAGTCGAAGAAATCAAAGATGATTTGACTGAAAAAGTTGATTCTTACTTAAACTATGTCTCAGAAAGCTGGGTTGAAGAAAATGAATTAGCAATTGAGAGAGGACTTAAGTCTGAACTCACAGAAGATTTTATAAATGGTTTGAAACAACTATTTGAAGAACATTATGTTGAAGTACCAGAAGACAAGTTTGATGTAGTTGAAGAACTAGCAAACAGACTTGACGAAATGGAAGATAAGTTGAACGAAGAAGTTGCTAGCAACATCACAGCTCAACAAGATATCGAAGAACTTCAACGACAAAAAATTATTAGCGAAGCCAGTAATGACTTAGCTGATACTCAAGTTGAGAAGCTGTTAGCTTTATCAGAAGATGTAGATTTTGAAAATGTAGAGAATTTCGTAGAGAAAGTATCAACATTGAAAGAGTCATACTTCGGAATTGAAAAGTTAGAAGCTGTCTCAGACGATAGCGCTGTAGTTAGTGAAGATGCAGATTTTTCTGGAGCGGGCGATGTAGCTCAACCAGTTAATGAAGGTATGTCACGATATACTGCGGCTTTAAGTAAATTTTCTAAATTAGAAGGTAAAACTTTTAGTGAAGAAAACAAATAAGGAGAGATAAACAAATGTTTATGTCAGAAAACTTACAAGAAAAATGGGCACCAGTCCTCGAACATAGCGATCTTCCGAAAATCGAAGATAACTATAAAAGAGCTGTAACATCCGTTATTCTTGAAAACCAAGAAAGAGCAATTCTAGAAGAAAGAGGTGCAATGAACGAAGCACTTGGAGCTGGTACTGGTACTGTAGCTGGAGCACCTGGTGGTGTTACTGCAACTGCAGCAAACTGGGACCCTATCCTAATTTCTTTGGTAAGAAGAGCGATGCCTAACTTAGTAGCATACGATATATGTGGAGTTCAACCAATGACAGGACCAACTGGTCTTATCTTTGCAATGAAAGCCAGATATGTTGATAGCACCACTGCAGTAGACAGAACAGAAGCGTTATTTAACGAAGCTGACTCTGACTTCTCAGGTGGCGGAACACATGCTGGATCAGACCCATTTGCGTCTGGATCAGCTAATACAGCTATTCAAACAGGTTACACTACAGGTGCAGGAGTTGCAACAGCAACTGCTGAAATCGATGCAACTATACCAGAAATGTCTTTCACGATTGAAAAAGCTACAGTTACAGCTAAAAGCAGAGCGCTAAAAGCTGAGTACACAATCGAACTAGCACAAGACTTAAAAGCAATTCACGGTCTTGACGCTGAAACAGAATTAGCAAACATTCTATCTGGTGAAATCCTAGCGGAAATCAACAGAGAAGTTGTTAGAACTGTTAACGATCAAGCGAAGATCGAAGGTGTTGCTTCAGAAGCTAACCTAACAGGTACTTCTGTAAACGGACAATTTAACCTAGATGTTGATTCATCAGGAAGATGGTCAGTTGAAAAATTCAAAGGTCTTATGTACCACATTGAAAGAAACGCAAATGTTATTGCACGACAAACACGAAGAGGTAAAGGTAACTTTATCATGTGTTCAAGTGATGTAGCTTCTGCTCTTGCAATGGCAGGTGTATTAGATTACGCTCCAGCATTATCTACTAAATTATCAGTAGATGACACTGGAAACACTTTTGCTGGAATCTTAAATGGTTCTATTAAAGTGTATATCGATCCATACTACGCTTCAGTCGCTCAGCGACCTACAGGTGTAACTGGTGGTGAAGGATATTGTACAGTTGGCTATAGAGGAACTAATCCTTTTGACGCTGGTGTATTCTATTGTCCTTATGTACCATTACAGATGGTTCGTGCAGTTGGTGAAGATACTTTCCAACCAAAAATCGGATTCAAGACTCGTTACGGCATGGTTTCAAACCCATTCGTAGGAGCTACTCCGGCTAATGGATTGGCAGCAACTTCTACCAATTCTTACTACAGATCATTCGAAGTATTAAATCTTCTATAGAATCTTAGTAAATCTAAATCAATTTCGATTTCAAAGGGTCTCATTAGAGGCCCTTTTTTTTGTTATAAATATAAGTGACAGAAACACACACACAGGAGGAAATATGTCAAATAAAACAGGGTTCGAAATCAGAGCCGAATTACTTGGTCAAGCACAAGGCTTACTAGAAATGAATATCGAGAGAGAAAATACGAAAGTATTTAATCATAACGATAATTTTTCCAATGACTTAAGAGAGTTAGGGGAACAATACATTTCAACAGAAGATGTCATCAAAGTCGCAAGACAACTTGGTGAATTTGTGAACGAAAAGTAAAAACCTTACGACATGGGGAGTGTAACACTTCCCCTGTTATAAATATAAGTACAATGAATAAAAACTCTTTCAATAACGACAGATCGAACTGGTACGGTATTGAAGAAGGAAACTATAAGATAAAAGATATGATGATACAATATGATGAACTACTACACGAATATTCTAACGAAGATAGAAAGTGTGAAGTATGGGTGAAAGACGGAGTTTTTGGAATAAGAAAATTCCAAGATAATGTCTGGCAAGAAGACAAACTAATAGAAAACCACAATGAGATGTACGCAGAGAATGCTGCAGAGAATTGGGTACTAGGGATAAACAGTTAATATGGCAGCAGCTAATTGGCAAACAGATCAACCAACTAACTTAAATTACTTAAGTCCAGTAAATTTTGATTTACAGATAAACAAGTTACCTCAAACAAAATATTTTTGTACAGGTGTAACATTACCAGGAGTAATCTTTTCAGAAGCATTACACGCATTACCTCTAGCTATTAACTCTTATCTACCAGGTGATAAGATAGAATTTGATCCTTTAACAGTCAAGTTTCTAGTAGATGAAGATATGAAAAACTACATGGAAATCTTTAATTGGATTATGGCATTGGGACCAGGTAGTGATGGAGGAGATTTTCAAACTCTCACAGGTTCATCAAAAAATACTTCGGGACAATTTAGTAACTCAGACTTCTCTAAAATGTATTCTGATGCTACTTTATTCGCCAATACATCATCTAACAACGCTAATG